ATCTTCAACAAGTCTATCTTCTTTTTGCTTCAATGAAGGGGTTGATGTAGATATATGTTCTACCAATGTTAATTTTGAATCAAATATATCCTTTATATCAGAAATATCAGATTTTTTGGCTTCAAATAATTTATGAACAGATGCCAATACTCTATAATTTGTTACAGGTGAAGTTAAGAAATTATCAATTTCAAATGTTTCTTTAATTGCCTTTACAAGATTATATTTTTCTTTAATGAGTTTTTGTTCATCAAGTTTAGTTCTAGCCTCTAATATAGCATCGATAAACTTTTCAGCCTTGGATTCTGTATTATACTTTTCATCTATTAAAAGTTTATATAGACGAAGTTCTTTAGATAATTCAGTCCCATTACCAAAGAATTCAGCTACGATGCGCTTAGCCTTCTCAGGAGAGTTGTTTAATATCTCTAAAGTTATTTGACGGGTTAATAGTTCAAATAGAAAACCCGTATTCTTAAATTTAGAATGTTTAATTTTTTTCATATTTACTCAATTATTTATTTTGATATACTCAAAAACTCTTATATAAATATAAATATTTTTTTGATTTGTTATTTTTATTGATTATCTAGTATATTTGATTCATCTAACATACCTTTTGTTTCATGTAGATATTTTCTTTTTGAAGAAATACCATTGATATATTTTAAGGCCTTTTGTTCTGATGTTCGGTGTTTTAACACATTATGGTTTTCCTTATCACCTAGTGGGTCTCTACCGAATGGTGATTTATCTTTACCATAAGTATTCCCTTCAGGAGGTCTTCCACCTTTATCCTTCGTAGATTCTAATTCTGTTTTTATCTTATTAAGAGATTCTTCAACATCTTCAGGTTCATTCTGCATAGCAGGGTCATTACCTTGGTCTTCAATAGAACGATATCTGAATTTATCTTTGATGTCATTAATAATTTTAACTCTCTGAACCTCTTGTTCACCCTCTGCCAATTTAAAGATATTCTCATACACCCAATCTTTAGATAACATATTTAAAGAGGATATATCAGTTGCTAATCTTACCTTTTCAGACCAAAGGTTTACTCGTTCTTGTTCGTAAATAGTAGATGGGTTAATCAAATTTAATTCAAAATTTGTCATTTCAGTATCTTGGATACCTAATGAATACAAGTGAACAATTGCAATCTTTGATAACTCTGATATAATTGTTCTTTGAATTCGTTCGATTGTTCTTGCAAAACGAACATCTTCTGCTGCAAGAGTTGCTTTACCATTTACATTTTCATCATATCCCAAATATGCTTTTGGAATTTTAAGAGCTGCAAATAATTTATTTTTTAGATACTGAATATCATCTGTTGCTGCATAATCCAAACCTGAAATATTTTCAATAGAAGTTCCACTATCTCCACCACGAACGGGTAAGAAGAAATCTTCTGTTAGGTTTTGCATATTATATTTTAAGTTATACTCACCACTATTTCTATCAATAAAAGGAACTTTCTTCATCTTATTGATAATTCGTTGCATGTAGTTATCAACTTCTTGTGGTGGGATATTACCGATATCAATTTTGAATACCCTTTTTTCAGGTGCTCTCATAATTCGGTGAATCAACATGGCATCTTCCATAAGAGATAATTGTTTCCACAATCTTCTACCATTTTCAATCATAGATTTACCATATGGAAGCCAGTTGGTATCTGATAATAATCTAAAGTGTGCAATTTCAAAATTATCGTATTCCATTTTTCCATTAGGATCTTCGGTAATCTTGAATTTTACTGCATTTGGATTATTTGGGTCTATAAGTTCTAATCTTTCAGTATTATAAACTGAATGTGGAGTTGCGTTTACAATACCCTTTCCTTCTGATATTTCCAATCCAAGAAAAAAATCACCATACTTACACATATTTCGTGTCCATGGCCATAGGTTAAATTCAACATTTAGAATATCATAAAATAAATTCTCTAGGGATTCTTGAACTCTACTATTATCCGAACGAATGGAAAGAATTGTTCCGAATTCATTTTTAAGAGTAGATTCATCTGCATAAATATCCAATGCAGAAGCAATGATTGGGTCTTGGTCCATTGCGTCATAATCACGAAAAACTTCTCTACGAACTTGCTGATATGCCATTGATTGGGCACCACCAGCCTGCTCGTAAAAGGATTTTTGTAGCTTTGTGTATCTATCCCTTAACGATGATAAGTTCGTTTGTTGTCTTTCATCAGTATCAACTACCCTTCTCTTACCATCTTTGTCAACCGTAACAATTGCCTTTGATGAAAAGAGTTTGGATAATCTACCGAAAAATGAAGTATCTGCCATTTGTTTTCCTAATTTATATTATAACCTTTATTATTTTTATTTTACCACTTTCTGCAACTCCAATAGTTTGCTTTTGTTCTTGGACCCGGATTATCACAATTCATTCTTGCTCTAAATGATTTTCTAGCAGCAGGATTTGATTTTCTGATTTTCATTCCTTTCTGGCCAAAATTTACTTTAATGACTTTACCAGTCTTAGGATTCTTTACATATACCTTAAACTTTTTAACATCACCTTGCATTGGTTTACCCAACTTCACTTCTCTGCCTTGATATTCGGCTTCAAAAACACAATTACAATTTGCTTCTTTAAGTTCGGTTGTGTATGATTTTAAGAAATTTAAAAAATCTTCCTCATCCTCTTCTTCAACATCTAATTCATCATAATCTAAAAAATTATGTTCTGCTGCATCAAATGGATAATCTTGAACCAACCCACTTGGTTTTTGTGTTTGGTGATTTTCTTTTAAAATATTTTTTAATTTTATCATAATAGGGTCTCCTTATACTATAAATATATACTTCCAATAATAACCTATTATTTTATCAACCAAGTCAAGTCTTCATCTTGATTACCAACCTTCATTGACCAAGGATTTGAATCAACTGATGAATTACCTCCAAATCCATCTAATGTAAATGAATGTTGTTGTATACCACCAAGAGTTCGTTTGGTTAAATCAACACCCTCTTGTCTTAAACGAAGTGCTGTATCTCTAACCCAAAGAGCAATTCCTAATGCCATTACAAGGTCATCGTTATATCCTCTCATTGCTTCTGCTCGGTTTCCTGTCCATATAAAAGTAAATAATTCATCTATCAAACGAGTAGAGCGAATTGTTACTTCTTTTTCTCTAATGTATTGTTCTAACTTGGAAACAATAAGTGGACGAGTTTTCATTGTTGTTGAAAATCCAGCAACCATACCTCTCTCTTCTGCTCTAAATTTATTATGTAGTTGATGTTGGACATCCACATACTTTAAGTCCTTACTCATGTAAAATAGATTAGAATACCCTCTATCGATTACTTGTTGAATTACTGCCCAACCAATGTTTGCGTTTTCAATTACCAATAGGGCTTCGTTATATTCAGTAGAAAGAGAGACCAAAAAATTTCCAAAATCCTTTGTATCCATCTTTCCTTTGTACTCAGCCACTTGTGTTGCAGTTTCCACATCAAACACATGACACGCAGAGTAATCCGCCCCATCACCCCTAGCAACGTCAGCTACAACCATGTATCCTTTGTTGTAATCGGGATATTCCCATCTCCAAAGATTATGGTCTATCCAAGTTTTTTCAATTGGATCTTGGCAAAAAGATTCTTTGTAGAAAGTAAGTAATTGTGGGTCAATAACAGTATCACCGGAACTTACGAAGTCACAATCACATTCTTGAGCGGCTCCTTTCGGTCCTAATAATCGTTCTTGTTCATCTCTCCACGGTTGTCCTCGTTCTGGGTGAACTGACCAGTGTAGTCGGATTGTATTAAATCCATTTGTTTCATCTTCTGCACCTACCCAAGTTTTATGGAAAAAATTACCCACACCATTTGGAGTAGAAAGTATAATAGCATTACCACCAGTTGAGAGTGTAGATTGAGCAGATATCCAAATCTCTTCAATCTTATCAATGAAAGCAGCCTCATCAAATACTAATAGGGATAGGGCTTCAGAACGGCCGGCATCACCTGCAGCAGAAGTTGCCTTGATTTGTGAACCATTCGAATAACGTAGGGATAATTTATTGTCTTCTACCGTAGTTTGTTTTAACCAACTTGGTAGATATTGATTCATAACTCGAACCTTTGTTACAAGGTTCTTAGCAACCTCTTGTTTAGTTGCAATTACCAACACATTAAAGTCTTGGTTGAATAACATCTTCCAAAGTGAAAATCCTGCTACAAGAGTAGATATACCAGTCTGACGGGATTTAAGAACGATATTATATCTATGGTCTTTAAATTCAGTAAGAGTTCGTTCTTGGAATGGGTATAAGTGAAAAGGAATTTTGCCACGAACAGGGTGTTGAATCATACAATACTTCTTCATGAAGTAAATTGGATCCGATGCACACTTTTGATACTCTAACTTTATTATTTCCTTTAAACTCGGCATTGTTTTTAATTTACAAGTAAAACACCAACTGCTACAACACCAACAATTGTTCCCACCTTATATAAAAAAGTTTTTCTCTTTTCTGATTTTAATTCTTTTAATAGGGATTCGGATTTTTCTCTTTCCAATTTAAATTGCTCATCTTTCTGTGTGATGATATAATCCAAATTAGTAATTTTAGAATTCAAAGTGAAAATTATTTCATCTTTAAGCACTATTTTTTGATTTGTTAATGAGAGAACCTTTTTAGTTTCTTCTAACTCAATGAGTGCACCATCCCCTTTAATTAAATCTTTGATGATTAATTTTGCGGTTGGAATTTTTAGTGCTACAATAGTATCAGTTTGAGTCTGATTCGTAACGGTCTGTGAAAAACTTGTTAAGGTCACTAAAATTAAACTTATTAACAGAATTAACTTTTTCATTTGTATTTACCTTTATATTTTTTATGTTTTTATTAACAGATGTAATGTCTGTATCCAATAACCCAATCTCTGATGAGATACTATCAATTTTTATATCCAAATTTTTATTTACAATAACAACAGAATCTATATTATGTTGAATACTATCAATTTTTTGATTATACATTTCTATATCTGTTTTTAATTGTTTGGTAGAATAAATACTATATCCCAATAAACATATTAAAACTAGTAATAAAAATGATATGTTTTGATTTTTCATAAAAAAACTCCTTCACTATAAATAGTGTTCTAAATTATGTTCTCTTATAACTTCAAAAGCTTCGTTTCGTTTTTGTATAACTTGGTTTAATTCAATTTCACCATTATCTATGATTTCTTGAATTTCTGCCTTTACTTCATCGACTGATTTTGGTAAACTCCATTTTTCAACCGTTCCATCTTCATTAATAAATTCGTAATAAGGTTTTAATTCGGTTAGTGAGTGTTTTAATTCTTCTAATTTTAATTTACCTTCAACTAGCATTCGAGTGTAGATTCTAAAATCTTCATATTGTTCCCAAATACCGGCTCCTCTAAAATTATGTTCTATATCTGCCAAACAATTAATACAATATCCAGTTTTTTGTATTAATTTTTCATCATTTTTAGTTTTTTTAATCTTTTTACAACTCGGATTACTACATTCTTTTTTAAGGTTTAAATAATTACGAATTTCTTGTAAGGCTTCGTGATTTTTTCCAGTTTTAATGGTATAACCTTCCTTTTTTTCGTATCTGTAAAATTCATCCTCCCAAATATCACCAACATTTCGTTGTTCTTCGGGTTTTGTCCAACCAATTTGAGTATTACTATCATACTCACCAGTTTGAATCATATCTACCAACTTTCTACGAGTTGGGTGCATATATTTTCGTTGAAATTCTTTACTCATTGTTATACATTAGGTTATACATTATATATAAATATATAAAAATGAATAAAGTGATATTTTAAGCGTAAAATATACCCAAAATTTGATTTAATGACGCAAATGCACCAGTCAATTTAAAAGTTTTACCTTGATATGTAAAAACTATACCTTCATTTGGAACAATTTTATCAGCTCCGCCAATTGCTTGTAATCTTCTTAACTCTAATTTCAATTTTTCAATTTTTTTAGGGTCTCCTGATTTTTCAACTTCCTTAATTGTCTGGTCTAATCTCTTTTTCATATCTCGAATTGCAGCATCAGGATTTACAGTCAATACCGATGATGTAAATTGTAGAACTTCTGCACCAACTCCCAAGAAAATATCTTCAAACTTCATTAGGTTTTGTTTTGTGATTTTTGCTTGGTCATCTTTATCAGTTGTTTGAGCCCAGTTTAAGACTTTTTCATCAGTTATGTTCTTATTATCTATTCTAAACCCCTTGTCACCAAACGCCCATCTCTTAACTAATCCCATTTTGGTTTTATTATCCAACATTGATGGTGATTTTTTGTTAATATAATCATTCCACCATGCTTGATGATACTCACCAACCCCATCCGTATCTTTTAAACCGAATTCTTTTTGTAATTTTGAAATTTTAGCGTTATATTTTCCTTTTTTAGATGAAAGGTCTTGTGATTTAGGTAATTTTAATACAGGTGGTCCTTGAATTGTGTAATTATCTTGAACATCCTTATTGACTTGTTTAATCATACCAGCCAAAATTCTGGCAGCACCTTGATTTTCACCTATTGCATTACCCTCATCATCATATTCCATCGTTCCATGAAACACTAATAGTGGCTGTCCGTAAGGAATTACATTGACTGATGTTGGATATATCACTTCAAGGTTCATAAAACAAGCACCATCTTTAAAAATTTTAAATCTTTGGGCTTCTGAAAGTGATTTTATTGCATCGGTAAGGTCTTTCATTGCAAAATTATACGCTTTTTCCAATTCTCCTCTACCAGTAAACTTATCTGCTACACCTTTTATATCTAATGCACCAGCACCTTTGTTTTTTAAGTGTCCTTTATTACGAGCCGCAACTAATCTTCCACCTACCCATGAAATTGCAAGGGCCTGACCATCAGTTTTTTCTCGTGCTAGTTCCAAATTTCCATCCAATGCACGATTAACAATATCTTTTAGTTGTCCAAAAGTTAAATTGATTTCGGTATCAAATGGATGATTCATGTGTCCATAAGCACCACCTTCTTTAAGAAGAACTTCGTTTAATATTTTGTGTAATCGTATCATTTTATTTATATTTTTTAAGAATTCTTTTTATTCCATACATATTGAAATAACTCACCCCATATAGGTCCATCAATTTTACCATTCCATTCGTAATTATATATGGGTTTACTATTAAGTGATTTGCCAGTTTTATTAAGAGCAGTTCTTCCCAGACCTTTTACATTAGTAGATTTTGGTTTTACTAATTTTTTACCACCCCAAGTTTTTTCGAGTCCTTTATCATCTTTGTAGTGTAAAAATATCTGATAACCCCTATTGACATCTTTAACTTTATCCACAATTCTCTGCATTAAATCATTAACCTTTGGATACTTTGTTAGAAATGCTTCAACTCTTTTTGGTTCTATATATCTAGCAACTTCTTCTTTTAATTCATAAGTTTTTTTATGAATAGTATCAAGTTGTTTTCTCAATTTTTTCATTTCCTTTTCATGATTATCCATCCATTCTTGGTCAGGATATCCATGAGGTGCTAATTCATCAATTTTAGAATTTATTTTTTTGAATTTATCCAATTCAATTTCTCGAAGTTGTTTTAATGCATCTTCATAGGTTTCATGTGTACCTAATTGTTCACCACCAGTTTTACGATACACAACCCACTTATTATCTACTTTTTGAATTGTTTCTTTTATTTTTGATTTTATAGAATCCAAAAATTCTTGTGGTGATTTAAAATCAGCCTTTAATATACGATTGTATTTTGTTGTCTTTCCTCCGTCACCATGTACCATCAATGGCAATCCTTGGTCTACTGCTCTCTTTTTTTCAAATTCAGATGGTATTTCATGAACTAATTCGAATCCTGGTAAGTTTGCCAAATAATATTCTTGGTCATCATACTCATCCCAATTGTGATTATACATATATCCAGTTGCACCTGCTGCATCATTGGCTGTCATTGAACCTCTAGCTCCATCATAAAATCCGGCATTTACTTCATCTATTTGAGTTTCTGATTCAAATGATAAAATAGGGTCGGATGATTTAAAATCATCCTTTCTCATCACGGTTTTTGCAATTGCTTGATTTGCTTGTTTAACAAAAGGAATGTTTATATCATACCTTTTATCTCTAACAACAATTTCTTTATATTTCTCTAAAAATTCTTTAAACTTATTTTTTATTTTAGATAATCTTTTAAAGAACCCAGTTAATTCTGCATCAGAAATTGGTTTGCCATTTCTTGGGTCATTTACTCTATCAAAGAAATGTTGAGTAAACTCAATATCTTGTGGAGATAATTGTTTTTCTGCATATCTTTCAACACCCTTCAATTGAGACATACTCATTTCATTTGTTGAAGTATCAAAAGTTAAATTACTTGGATATTGATGAACTCCCTTAAATCTATCAGCTTCCTTTTGTTTTAATGCAGGAAGGAATCTAAACTTTGCAAGTTTAAGAATTTTTCTTTTCTTTTTTTGAACCACTTGAGAAACTCTTTCTTTGTTTGGTAAAGAGAGTTCGGCATAAGGGGTCATTCCAAATAATCGCTGAGTCCATTCTTTTCTTACATACAAATATGCAAGTTTATGTGCTCTTTTTGATAATACTGAATATGGTTTTTTACGAATTTGAGTTCGTTGTTTTTTAATATTAATTAATTTTTTATTTTTTGCAAAAGTCCATCTTCTAGCTGCTCTTTGTGATTGGGTTAGGGCTTCCATCATGATTGGATCGGAACCCATCCACTCGTTTTTCATCATATTATCTACTAACTCAACATGAGATTCACCAGCTAATACAATAGGAATTTTACCTTGTGAAGATAATTCTTTTGTTTTTCTTAATAGATTTACATCTCTGAATTTATTGAAAGATTCTTGAGCAGCATTTACTTTTGTTTTCTTATCACCATAATCATCTGCGAAAGATAATCTATATAGAGTATCAACATCTTCTTCAGTTGGATTTGAATCCCATGTATTCGATAAAGGTAGATTTGCCTCTTGTGCTGATTGTTTTAAAAGTTCTTTACCTTTATCGGTTAAGTAATCTTCAGGTGACATATCTTCTACACTATCACCTTGTCCTATCATACTTGCCCAATTAGCGGCCATGACTTCCTCATTACTCAATCCAGTTTCTTCTTCTTGGTATTTGTATAGTGGAGATTCATTATCAAATACACTTGTCTCATCACCATCCCATGTATCAACTCCTGCACCAATTTTTTGAAATTTCTTTGCTGCGTAATCCATTTCACCACCAAATTCCAACTCACCATCATCATTACCCATACCACCTTCACCCACGAACACAACATCTTTCCACCTATCTTGTGGTATAGTTGATTTTACTTTATCAAGTATATCATCAACCATTTTGTTGTTTCCATGAACGGTTCCAAATACTTGTCCACCACCTTCAAGTTCGGTTGTTTGAATTTCCTTACCTGATTTAGCTCCTTGAAATGTATTTACACCTGATTTAGGTTCTTGTTTAGGTTGTTCTTTTTTGGCAGGATCATTTGATGATAGTGAATCCGTATATCCACTATCTTTTGAAAAAATATTTTGTTTTGGTGTATTTTCAGGTGTAGAATCACCACTCTCTATTGGAGTGTATTTACCACTATCATCTTTTTTAAAAATAGGAGCAGAAGAATCTTTTTCTTTACCTTTTTCTTTATATCTACCATACCCAATATGAGTATATTTTTCATCTTCTTTATCACCCTCAAAGAAAACTTGCTTTCCTTCCTTGACTAGTCTGAATGTGACAACTTTTTTGCCATTTATAGTTGGCATTCCGTGTTCGTCTTTACCGATTGTTTTTACAACTACTTTTTTATTTTTGAATTTACCCATCAATAGAGTATCTCCAATTTCAACTGGTAGTGTGATTGATTCCTTAACAACCTTTTTATCAGATTCTTTTGAAAGTTCTCTAGCACCTATGGCAAGTTGAGTTGAAAGTTTATCATCAACATTTAATGCTTTATCAACTACTGAATAACCAACTAATGATGCAGTACGAGTCACGTGTTTATACCACTTATCATAAGCACCATTTACCATTACATCAAATTTACCCATTGGGTCTTTTTTACCAATAGCACCTCTTGGAAAAAATGTAACAGGTTTGATTGGCCCTTCTGGGTATGTAATGTAATCATCCATTGAATCATCCATAACCATATTGATTATTTCCCATCCAATTTGTTGTGCTCTTTCTCCGTTAATAACTTTAAAAGAATTATAGTCAGGTAAGAAAATAACAGGACCATCATCAACCATATCTTGACCAATTCCCGATGATACTTCTATGAGTAAATCTTCAAGTTGTGTTTTAGATAATCTGATACAAGATTCTTGTAATTTATTTGTAATAAGTGAGAATATTGTTTTGTTGAATTTGGAATATGCTCTATCTACGAAAAAGTTCTTTTTTTGTTCTTCACTTCCACTTCCTAATCCAATTCTTACCTCGGTTCCACTTACTCCACCACCACCTTCAGGTGCTACATACACATATCCCTTATCTTTATATCCCTCGGTTGGCTTACCATCCCACTTTGCAAAATATTTACCACCCAATCTACTTGCATCTTTTTGTCCAACTACGGTTACAAAAGCAGTAGTTTTGTCATCAAACTTTTTTAGGATTTCGGTAGGTGCATAAGGATTCTTGACCTCGTATATTTTGTTTGATGGGACACCAAACATAGTAGTCATTATTTGTTTTTTCTCCTTAAAGTTAAATGGAGATTTTGGTTTCTCTACTTTATCCGAAGTTCCTATAAATACATTATCTTTTCCGAACTTACTAACTAAATGTGAGTAAGTAGCATAATGTCCTTTATGAAAAGGTTGAAATCTACCCGCGTAAATGACTACTGTCTTTTTTATGGGGGTAGATTCCTCTAATAATATTTGTTCTACTAAATATCTTGAAAGTTCGTTCATATTATGATATACTTCGCCAGTATATAAATATGAAGTATATAAAGTTTAGTGATTTTTATATACGAACGGATCTCGTTTACGAAGTTCTTCTAATTTTTTCTTATAGATTTCTTTTCTTCGTTTTTCCTCTTTCTTATTTTTAAAATAAGAAATAATTTTCTTGATTAGGTTCATGTTGTAATAAGTTATTAAGGTTGTTTATATAAGTACTATTTACAAATTCTTCATCAAACGATAGCAAATGTTTTCTATTGTGTTTTAGTATTGGTAATAGTTTTTTATTTAACTCAATCCATTCATCATCTGATTTAAATATTAACGATTTTATTAATTCGTAAACTTTAATCATTCTATCTGAATTATCTTGGATTGTATCATATGTTTCATCCCAAAATTCACTAAATGTTTTAAAACCTTTGGATTGGAGATATTTTAAAATACCAGGTTTACCAACAACTACGAATGGATGTAGGTGTTGAAATCCTTTAAATGTTTTTTCCGAAATATAGTGGCCATGTTCATAAAAAATAGTTTCAGTAATTACACTAAAATATGTTTTTAAATATGGTTCTTTATGCTCAAACCCAAATCCCCATACTCTCCCAACATTATCATAATCAACTGTTTTTTTCTTTATTTTTTTTAATTTAAAAAATCCATTAATGATTTGACTTTGAATATTTGAATCTTTAATATATGGTTCGGAATCATATGTATAACCATTTGCCAAATCTAAACCAAGATCATCAGTATGTGCTAAAGATAAATCAAATGAACATTCAATGTTATCTAGCAATTTATCACTTTGTAATAAAC